AGATAGACAAGACGATGGTAGCGGATATTCTTTTCCAAGACCAGCAGCATTTGTAGAGGTTGTTAATGCGGTACAATATGAAATCATAGGTTTAGGCTTTAGAAGTTCTGATATTGCTTTCCGTATTCATTTAGTACATGATTATTTCAACGGTGGCGAAATGGAACAAGACCTTGAAATATTTGACTTAAGAGATGCTATTTTGGAGACAAACAACGGGTTAAGTCAGTTTTGCCCAACAGGGTGCGGAACGTTAAACTGTGTGCGAGAGGAGCAGGAATACGACCACGACAATACCTATCATTATACTTTAGATTTTGTTTGTAACTTTACAGATACAAAAGGCAGCCGATTTGACAGCGAAAACGACAGCATGGTCGAGGAGGAAACTGAAATAGATTTAACACCACAAGCGGAATATATAATACCAAATTCATAAACTATGGCAAGAACGGTAGACACAATAAACACACAAATAACAGCGCAATTAGTTACTAACTTTGCAGCAGTAGGAATTACAATCGACCCCTCGCAGTGGTCGACCCGTAATATAATGCGCCTTTTCTGTTATACATTTGCAATTTGTACAGCATATTTGGAGCAGTTGATGGATGCAATGAAAGTGAACATTGAAACAATTGCAGCAAAAACAGCAGCAGCATCAGGCTTGTGGATACAGGCGAAAATGTTATTATTCCAATACTCGACAACCAACCCTCAATATGTTCAATTAATTGATACTGTACCACAATATGCAACGGTGGACGAAACATTAAGAATTATAAAAGCGTGTTCGGTAACGAGTATAGTTGCAAATGAAGTGAAAGTAAAAGTGGCAACGTTAAATGGCTCAAAATTAGAGGCAATAGATACAGACCAACTTATTGCAGCACAAAATTACATTGATACAATAGGAACAGCAGGAACACAGTACTTTGTTATAAGCCAAGAACCCGATTTAATTTACATAAATGCAAATGTATATTATACAGGACAATTTGCAACTGTAAAAGCGGCAGTAGTTGCTGCATTGGTTAATTATCTACAAACACTATCAATAACTAATTTTGATGGCAGCGTAAAGGTAACGGATATTGAAAAAACAATAAGAGCAGTTGGTGGTGTTAACGATGTAGAACTGATAAACGTAAAAGGAAGGGGAGTAGGTACATCTTTTGCATCTGGTGCATATTTAGTGCAAAATAAAACAACAGTATTAAGGCTTTATAAAACGGATGCAGGTTATTGTGACCAAGACGTATATCCGAACAACTTTGAAACGACTATTAATTTTATTTCAGAATGATTTACGATTTTGACATAGATAGTAATGCGGTAGAGTTATTGCCACCCGACAAGAGGGCAAACAATTCCATTGCTTTTATACGAGGGCTTTTGTCTCCATTACAGACTGCAAGAGACACATTTTTTGGAACGTATTACCACAATGATTTAAAATATAGGATAAATTACAACGGGCAACGTATTGTTTTAGAATATGCCTTAAATGTTAAATATGGGGGTGTGTTCAGACAACCACCGTTACGAGGTGATATTTATATAACAAAATTAGCGTCTGTTAATGTAGGTTTTTTAATAGGTGCAACAGAGCCTTATTGTAGTACGATAGGGGAAACGGAGGACTATGGTAACGAGTTTCAAATAACAACGCAAGATGCCATCGGTACGGGTTCGGAATATCTTTACAGTAATAACTTTTCTATAATGATACCAGCACCACTTTGGGCTGCTATTGCAGGAGGACAAACCGATGATACAAACAATATAATATCTGATTTCGTAAACAAATATATTCCAATAGGTATAAAATACACAATAACAGTAATATGAAACATTTAGATTTATCAGCGGTTACAAATGCTGCACAGGTTCGATTAAAAGCCAGTTCGGTAGAGTTCCTACAAACAGCACCAAAAGAAGCAATAGCGGCGGCAATTATTAGAGAAATTGGGTATACTTATTCCGCAACAAAAGTATATAAATTATACGGTGGATATACAGTGGAAGGACTTGTTTATACCTTTGCTCCGAGTGCTGTTTTTTACGGTGGCGAGGTATATCTAATTGATGCAACAACACTGACAGTGGCAAGCAATACAGTTCCTATTATTACAATAGGTAATAATTATCAAACAGGGTTAGACCCCGTACAGTTTACCGATAATCAGAATTATAATATTCACAATAATAAAAAAGCTTTTATAACCGCTGGAACATCGGGCGCAGGACTTGCCGATGCAACAAATGTGTTTTTAGTTGATGCGGCAATTCAATTTATAGACACGACTAATAAGTTGTATTATTTTAAAACATCAGAAAACACTGTGAGGATAGAGGGCAATATCCCCTTTCAATCAAATATGTCAGGAGTGGCAGATTTTGAATTTGTTTTAACGGAATTAACGATATTATTCGGTGGGAGTGCAACTTTTCAAGGAATGGAAACAAGGTTTACATCAGCAAGCAGGATGTGGAGCGATTCCATAATAAAAGGTGAAGTAGCGGAAGCGCAATTTTTTCCGCTGGTAGGCACGAATAAACTTCGATTAATTGTAACTACCGCACAAACAGACTTTAATTGGTCTACACCAGGTAGAGTAATAATTAACCACACATTTTTTGTTTCATGAAAAAAAACGTACCTATTTTAGATTTAAACAATTATCAAAGTCAGGGTAATATTGCTATTGACATGGTGGCTGCTGCAATAATAAGTGAACGCAAACAAGGACTTAATCCAAATGTAATTACTTTGAACAAACCTTATTTTGCTATATTAAAAGCGTGGGTAGAGTTTAGCTATGGAAAAAAAACAGCACGGGCACAGTTTTTTTTAGATGGTGTGGAAATTAAATTAGACGAATGGAATAAGGCACGTATTTTAGACATTCATTATTATCAAGCAGAAATAGCACAGACATAAAATGGCAAAACAAATATCAGTATCATTACCACCGTATCAAAGGCGTTTAGTTTCGGCAATAGCAGAATTTAACGGACAAAGCGAAAGCAGTGTTATTGCCGATGCAGTAAAAAACAAAATCGATGCTATTCCTTTTAAAGATAGAGAGCGTATTTTGAGAGTAACAGAAAAATAATTTACTTTACATACCCAAAAATACGCACTACATCAAGACCTTTCACTTCTATTCTACGAAGTAAAGTATTACCAAGATACACCTCACCCGTACAGCCACTTCCTTTTATTGGTTGTACCTGCAAAAAGTATATTTCACCACTTTTCAACTCTTTGTTGAAACTTTGTGTTTTACCCGACCATTGTATGCTTTCATCATCATCGGCATAGTAAATAATTAAATCATCGTTACCAATTACTTTGAAAGTATAGATAGGATTAAAAGTATCGCACCCTATTAAAACGACACATAATAAAGCTAAAATTATTTTTTTCATATTGAAGTTTTTAATATGGGTGCAAAGGTAACAAAAAAAGTAACGTATAAATACATTATTGAATATTTAACACAAAATAATAAAATAATTTTGCGCCTATGAATTATTGTATCGACCCGACAGCAGATGAACCTATTCTTTTAATAAATAAACATATCGGTTACGATGTGAACGAGGGAATGGGTGTAGATGGCGCAAAGTTCCAAGAAGAGCTTTTGTATCTTGACACGTTGGGCAAAAAAAGAATACAAGTGTGGTTAAATAGCACAGGCGGAATTGTAATGGATGGGTACAATATTTATTCCGCAATACTCAAAACAAATACGCCAGTTGACACATACGCAGTCGGTGGAGTAGCAAGTATAGCAGCGGTTATATTTCAGGCAGGGCGGAAAAGAATAATGACTGATTACAGTTGGTTGATGTACCACAATCCGTTCGGAAGTTCTAACAACAAGATAATCGAAACAATGACCGAAAGCATTGTTAAAATGATAGAGCAGCGGTGCGGAATGAATGAAAAGGAAGTCGAAAATATGCTTAACCGTACAAGTTACATACCAGCAGCCGAAGCACTAAATATGAAACTTTGCGACAATATCGAAGAGAGTAAAAACGAAAATACAAAGTATTTAAAAAAGATTACCGACCATTTGGACTTTCATAATGAATGTAACAAGGTAGTAAATTCAATTCTTAATATTAACACCAAAAACAACAACAACATGGATTTTAAATTAGTAACAAATCGGTTGAAATTGAACGATGCAGCCACAGAGGAAAGTATTCTCAAGGCAATCGATGCAATTGAAAACCGTGTAAAAGTTGCCGAAGATGCATTGATGGAAGAGCTTTTAAAAGCTGAAAACAAAGCAAAGGCAGATGAAAGTGAAATGGACAAACTCAAAGCAAAATTAAAAAAGCTTGAGGACGAAAAAGCAAAGAATGAAGCAGAATTAGAAGACTGCAAATCAAAAATTGATGCTTTTGAAAAAGACAAATTAAAAGCGGAAGACGAAGCTAAGCTTGAAAAAGCTAAAAACATGGTAGAGGGCTTTGCTAAAATCGGTCGTATCAAAAACGAGGAAACAGTAAAATTACAGTGGGTAACTTTGGCGAAAGCTGATTTTGACGGTGTAAAAAACATGATTGAATCACTTCCTTTGAACAAAGAAGCGGTTACTATTACAGAAGTAGAAAATAAAATCGACATACCTACAAATGCCATGTATTTGGCTGCTCAGGCTCGAAACAAACGTAACAAATAAAATAAAAAGATATGAGTTTAGTTATTAACGATACCCAATATGCGGGTACATTTGCGAGCTATTTTTGGCTGCCTGCAACTTTCGGAATGGACACCATCGCAAAAGGTGTTGTTTATGTACAAGACGGAATAAAAAAGCAACACACCATCGGACGTGTTGATTTTGCTAATCCACTTTCGCCCCGTGCTGCCACCCCTACATCAAGCGGAACATTTACCGTTGATGGTCGTACATTAGTGCCACAAGATTTAATGGTTTATACTGAATTTAACCCACGTGATTACGAATCACATTGGTTAAGTGAACAATTAAGTCCTACCCTTTTGGCTCGCGAGCTTCCCGTTACAGCAGAAAACTACATGATGCAAATTGGTTTACAACGTGCCTTTGAACAAATCGAATTAGGTTTGTGGATGGGTTCAACAACCTACACTGCTACTCCAGGTGCAAGTGGAAATGGTCAAATCTGTTTCTTTGATGGCTTTTTGAAAAAAATGATTGCTGATATAGAAGTTAAACAAGTTAGCTCTCCGCTTCCTTTGGTTGCGACTGCTTCGGTTACTTCGACTTCCACAAACATTTTGGAAGCTATGAACGGTTTGATTTCGCTTTGTGCAACAAACAAAAAAGCTTTAATGAGCCGACCAAATCGTTTCCAACGCTTGAAATTTATAATGTCAATTGAAAGTGAGCAACTGTACCAACAGGCTTCTATTAATTTGACTTTCAAAGGTCAATTGACACAGTCAGGCGAAACACAACCCTGGAAAGGATACCAAGTTATTGCACTTGCAGGGTTACCCGAAAATACGATTTTATTCGTAGAGGGTTTGGACGATGTAAGTTCTAACTTGTATGTAGGTATGAATAGTACTGAAGATAACAATCTTCAATTGATGCGTTTGCAGAATAACAGTGAGCTTTTCTTTCTGAAGGGCTTAATGAAGTTCGATGTTCAATACGGTTTCGCAGACCAAGTGTTCTTATACACCACTTTAACAAGTGCTACATTTACAGCTTAAATTATAGGGGGAAATTTGATTAAAGTACCCCTAAATTATTCACATTCAAAAATAGATAAAATGAAAAAGATTATAGGAATTATAGTATTGCTTTCTGCTGTTGTTTTGTGTTCAGCACAGTCCACAAGCCCACGTTTTGGTACGTTAAAAAACCAAGATAACACGGGGAGGGTATTGACGTATGCACTTGTAAACTATACAGATGTAGCAGGTGCGGACAGTTTAAAAACGTTACCGAACGCATGGCAAACGATTTATAACTTTACAATTTCAACAGATAGTGTTTTGTTTGGTTCGCCAGTATTGGCAAAATCATTTTTGGGAGATAATATCGTTATAATTGTACAAGGTTCTGCAACAGGCAAAAAATTAAAGTTTAGCGGAACTAATATCATAGGAGCTGGAACGGTTACAACTACCACGAATAAAAAGGCAGTTGTAAGATTAATTTTCGACGGTGCTAAATGGGTTGAAACGGGTAGATACGTTCAATAATATGAATACAAAGGCAGTCTTTGAGGCATTGCCTCATGTAAATACAATTTGGGTGGTGGACGAAACATTCCACCTACATCCCAACTATGGGGGCGAAAAGGTAGAACGGTTTAAAACTATTGATATAAATTCTATTAATATAGAATATAAACCAATATCAAAGGAGGTTGTTGAACAACAACTTATTGAAGCTATTACCGAAGTAGTCAATGAAACAAGTGTGGAAGCTGAAACAGCCGAAGCACCAACAAACGAGGTTAAAAAGCCTTATAACAATGTAAAGAAAAAGAAAAATGGCAAGAGGTAATATAACATTCATAAAAGGCACGGGGGCGAGTGGTCGCACCGCAGCAGGGAAAGATTACATTTCGGGCTTATTGCTTTATAATGATACTTTGCCGAGTGGGTTTTCAAGTACCGAAAGGATTAAAAAATTCTTTTCACTTGTAGATGCTGAAAATGCAGGTATTACAACAGCAGGTACGGACGAAACAAAAGCGACAGGAAAAATACTTGTAACAAGCACATCTGATGGTGATATATATCAGGTCAACGTATTAAACCCATTCACAGGTGATTTAATCGTACTTTGTTCTGGTCAAACAGGCACAACTACGGCAGTTGGAATAGCCACCGAGATAAAAAATGCTATCAATGCAAGAACATACATTCACGGTTTTACAGCAGCAAATACAAC